GAAGGAAAACTTATTGACTATTTTTCATAATTATGGTATAATATCCACATGAGGTTTTATACAAACATTTCTCAATGGGGAAATAATTTATTATTACGTGAAGTCATAGATGGTAAGAGAGTAAATCGAAAAGTAAAATATTCGCCAACTCTGTATTGTCCTGTGATGCGTGAGACAAATTTTAAAACTTTAGAAGGTAAGTATGTTACGCCTATAAAACATCAAACAATGAGAGATGCCAAAGAGTGGGTTGAACAATATAAAGAACAACCACATTTATTATATGGTAATACGCAATATCAATATTCTTTTTTATATGAAAACTATCCAAACTTAGAATGGTCATTAGATGATGTATTGATCGCAACGATTGATATTGAAGTTGCTTGTGAAAATGGTTTTCCTAATCCACAAGATGCTATTGAACCTTTACTTTCTATCACTGTAAAAAATCATGCTAATAAACAAATATTTGTTTGGGGTGTTGGTGAGTACAAAACAACTCGACCAGACGTTGCTTATGTCAATTGTGAAAATGAAAAAGAACTTATCTATGAGTTTTTAAAGTTCTGGCAAATGAACCAACCTGATGTTATCACTGGTTGGAATACAGAATTTTTTGACATACCATATCTTTGTAATAGAATAAAAAAACTTTGTGGTGAAGATGACTTAAAAAAATTATCACCATGGAAATCTGTTTCATCAAAAAACATTTACTCAATGGGTCGAAGTCACCAAGTTTGGGATATACAAGGTATCGCTGCTTTAGATTATTATGATTTGTATCGAAAGTTTACATATACAAATCAAGAGTCATATCGTTTAGATCATATCGCATACGTAGAACTAGGTGAAAGAAAAGACGGAAATCCTTATGATACTTTTAGAGATTGGTACACAAATGATTTTCAATCTTTCATTGACTATAATATAACAGATGTTGAGATTGTTGATAAACTTGAAGAGAAAATGAAACTTATCGACTTGTGTTTGACAATGGCCTACGAGGCAAAGGTTAATTATACAGATGTTTTAGGATCAGTTAAGTATTGGGATATTTTAATACACAACTATTTAATGGATAAAGGTATTGTTGTTCCACAAAAAGTAGAAAGAGAAAAGTCTGAGAAGTATGAAGGTGCATATGTAAAAGATCCACAGACAGGTATGCATGAATGGGTATTGTCTTTTGATTTAAATTCACTATATCCACATTTAATTATGCAATATAATATTTCACCTGAAACAATGAAAAGTGAACAGACAGTTCCTAATATGTCGGTTGATAAACTATTAGATAAACAAATAGACACATCTGTTTTAAAAAACACAACTATGACACCAAATGGTGCTTTATTTCGCACTGACAAAAAAGGATTCTTGCCTGAGATGATGCAAAAAATGTATGATGATAGAGTTAGATATAAAAAGGCAATGTTAGAGGCAAAACAAAATCTTGTTAACACAAAAGATAAAAAGTATGAAAAACAAATTTCTACGTTTAATAATATACAAATGGCAAAAAAGATTGCACTTAACTCAGCATATGGTGCTATTGGAAACAATTGGTTTAGATATTATTCACACACAATGGCAGAAGCGATTACTACGTCTGGTCAATTATCTATTCGTTGGATTGAAAAAAAGATAAACAGTTATATGAATGGATTACTAAAAACTAAAGATAAAGATTATGTTATTGCATCTGACACTGACTCTGTTTATATTACATTTGATGAACTAATTAAAAAACTTAATCCAAAATATCCTATTGACTTCCTTGATACAATTGCAAAAGAAAAGGTTGAACCTTTCATTGATCAATCATATCAAGAACTTGCAAACTATCTACATGCATATGAACAAAAGATGCAAATGAAAAGAGAAGTGATTGCAGATAAAGGTATTTGGACTGCAAAGAAAAGATATATTTTAAACGCATACGATATTGAAGGTGTTAGATATAAAGAACCAACATTGAAGATTATGGGTATCGAAGCAGTGAAGTCATCAACACCTGCACCATGTCGTGAAAAAATTAAAGAGGCTTTGAAGATTATGATGTCTGGTGATGAAAAAGAACTAAATAAATTTATACAAAATTTTCGTGAAGAGTTTCTTACACTTCCACCAGAAGACATTGCATATCCAAGAAGTGTAAATGGTTTGAACAAATGGTCTGAGACACATACATTATTTAAGAAAGGTGCTCCGATACATGTCAAAGGTGGAATATTATATAATCATTTAGTAAAGAAAAATAAACTTACAAGATACTATCCTTTAATACAAGAAGGTGATAAGATAAAGTTTTTATATTTAAAACTTCCTAACATTTATCAATCATCATCTATATCATTTATTACAACACTTCCAAAACAACTTGACTTTAAAGTTGATTGTGAATTACAGTTTGAAAAGTCATTTATTGAACCACTTAATTTTATTATTGAAAAGATTGGATGGTTTGTTGATAGAACTTATGGAACACAAGGAACACTAGAAGATTTTTTTGCATGATACACAAATTACTAGAAACAATAATAACAAAGGAGTCACAAAATGAAACTGAAGTTGCTATTCTCTTATCTGGCGGCGTTGACAGTAACACTTGCTTATTTACTTCTAACCGTCTCGGTTTAAAAGTACATGGATATTCTTTTTATATAAAAGATAATCCTACTTACGACTCACTAAAAGCACAAGAGGTATGTGAGAAGTTTGGATTTAATTTTACAAGTATTGAGGTGCCGACTGAAAATTTAGTCGAGGACTTTAAAACGTTGGCACACAAATATAGTTGTAAAAAGAAAGTTCAGTTTGAATGCACTTGGCCATTCATGTACATGTATCCTAAGATAAAAGAGAAAGTTATTATATCTGGTGTTGCCGCAGACGGACATTATGGTCTAAGTAAAAAAGCAATGATACACTTCAAACACACAAAACAAAAGTTTGATAAGTTTAGAACAGATTATTTTTCATCTGATAATCCAGCAGGTGTCAGACAACTTGAAATGTTAAGTAAAGAATATGATAAAATACTGATTGCACCCTATTTGAATAAAGATGTATTTAATTATTTTATACAGTTTGATTGGGATCAGATTAATAAACCATATGAAAAACATTTAATCAGACAACATTTTCATGAGTTTGATGAACTTAAACTTAAAAAACATCTTAATTTACAACTTGTGGCAGAAATACCAACTATATTTGAGAATCTTCTTGACAATAAAGAGATAAACATATATGATAGGAAAAGAATTATGGATGTGTGTCGTGACTGGTCAAAAATAGTTGACAGTAAAGGCACTTTGGAAAACTTTATATGAAATACAAACCCTACTTAATGAAAGACGTATTAGACGGAGAGGCACAAGAAAAGTTTCGTGTTATATCTACTTTCGCAGGTGGTGGTGGAAGTTCTACAGGTTATCGTCTTGCAGGTGGAAAAATACTTGCAATAAATGAGTTTGTTGAAGAAGCAAGAAATACTTACAGAGATAATTATCCAAACACACCTATTCTTGATGGTGATATCAAAGAACTAGAGGGAAAAGATTTTTTAGAGATTGCAAATATAAAAGAAGGTGAACTTGAATTATTAGACGGATCGCCTCCATGTTCAGCATTTAGTATGTGTGGAACATTGGCAAGAGAAGGAACAGTTCATAGTGACGGATTTGGTAAAACTAAATCTTACTCAGACGGAAAGATAGTTACGAATATTGAAGACTTATTCTTTGAATTTTTAAGAGTCGCAGATAAGATTAGACCAAAGACTATCATCGCAGAGAATGTTGAAGGTCTTACAGTTGGAGAAGCAAAACAATATTTTAATAAAATACAAAATACATTTGAGGATATTGGATATCAAGTAGTTGCAAAAGTACATGATTGTTCACAGTTTGGAGTTCCACAAAGAAGACGAAGAGTTTTCTTTATGGCAGTTAGAGATGACATTATGGATCAAGTTGGTTTGAATTTTATGACTCTATCATCAATATTTCCAAAAGAAAATAAAACAATTACTACTTTACAAGGTGCATTTGATGATTTAGATTATGATCAAGATGAAGTTGAAATGCTTACTACAAAATGGAAAGAGACAGCATACTATAAACAAACATGCGTATTAATGCCAAGAAACCCAGATAAAGTAATTACAGGAACAGACTATCATCCAAAAGGATGGCATTTTAATTTAAAGATTGCATCTGAGTTTCAACCTTCACCAACAATTACAGCAATGGGTGCTACAGAAAAAACTGCTGGAGTGTGTCATTGGGAAGAAGACAGAAAATTTACTTTAGGTGAATTAAAAAGAGTGACATCATTACCTGATGATTTTAAGTTAACAGGAAAATGGGCACAAAGAGCAGAACGATGTGGACGTATGGTGCCATCATTAATGATGAAAGCACTTGCAGAATCCATGTACAATAATGTATTAAGGAATATATAATGAACGATTTTACTTTTGCACATAGAGAAGAAGGATTTGACAATCATATTGATCAATCTATTCGAGGTTATAGAGATTTACTCAACGATGTAGTTTCTTTTTCAAGATACTTCGTTGAAGAACACACCACAGTCTTAGACATAGGTTGTTCTACAGGAAAACTAACAAAACGAATTATGCAAGAAAATGTAAAACACAAACCATTTGTTTGTTATGAGGGTGTTGAGTATGCTGAAGGATTTAAGGAAGACTTAGATAAAAGACTAAGAGAATTAAATTCGATGTTTCCCGATATGGATAATTTAGTTAGTTTTCTACAAAAAGACATTAGAGAATACAGATGGCGACCAGAAGTTAACTCTTTTGTTACATCAATTTTTACTTTACAATTTATGCCAAAAAAAGACAGAGCAGATTTGTTAAGAGAAATATATCATAGTTTAATACCTGGTGGTGCATTTGTATTTTCTGAAAAAGTCTTTTCTGAGAATGCACATATTCAAGACATGATGACTTTCATGTACTATGATCACAAAAGAGAACACTTTGATGACAAAGATATTCTTGATAAAGAAAAGACACTAAGACACATGTTGAAACCTAACACATGGCCAGAATTGAAAGATCATTTAGAAAAAGCAGGTTTCATAGACGTACAAGTGTTTTGGCGTAATCACAATTTTATAGGAGCAATAGCAATAAAATGACAAACGATTTTCTTAAAGATATAATTAAAACAAC